GCGATTACTCTGTCTGGACAAGTTGCAATTCAGTGGATTGAGGAAAAAATGAACTCTTATATGAATAAGGTTCTCAAAACTCAGGAGGTTGATTATGTTATTGCTATGGATACTGACTCCATTTATATTAATATGGGTCCTTTTGTTGACGCTGTATTCAAAGGGAGAGAGAAAACTACTGATGAAGTTGTCACTTTCCTTGATAAGGTCTGTTCGTTGGAACTTGAAAAGTATATTGAAAGTTCTTATCAAGAACTGGCCGACTACTTGAATGCATATGATCAGAAGATGTACATGAAACGCGAGAATATCGCAGAGAGGGGCATCTGGACTGGTAAGAAACGATATATTCTTCGTGTGTGGGACTCTGAGGGTGTTCGTTATGAGAGGCCCAAACTTAAGATGATGGGCATTGAGGCTATCAAAACTTCAACCCCTGCACCTTGTCGTAAGATGATTAAAGATTCTATTGACATTATCATGACAAAAGGTGAGGATGATGTGATTGATTTTATTGAGGATGCTCGTAAGAAATTCAAATCTCTTCAACCTGAAGAAATTGCATTCCCTCGTAGTGTTTCTGAGATTAATAAGTGGGTGTCTAGAACGCATATGTACAATAAGGGTGTTCCTTTTCATGTAAGAGGTGCAATCCTTTATAATCACTACACTAAGAAAGCCGGACTGGATAAAAAATATCCGGCGATTCAAAGTGGGGAAAAGATCAAGTTTCTTTATTTGAAAGTTCCTAATCCAATTCAAGAAAATGTGATGGCATTCATTCAAGATTTTCCGAAAGAACTTGGACTAGAGAAGTACATTGATTATGACACTCAGTTCAACAAGTCTTTTGTGGAACCAATGAAGATTATTCTTGATTCTATCGGATGGTCTGTTGAAAAAACTATCAGTTTGGAGTCTTTCTTCGGATGAGTAAATATGTAGTGGTTTGGGCTGAACCTGGAGAATTGTCTCCAGTCAAAAACAGGAAGTTATTTGAGACAGCTTCCACTGCATATTGGTTTGCAAATGAGTTAAAAAAGAGGTATAATTGGGTTATATGCACAGAGTCTAAAAACTTGGAGGAATGAATGGATCTGCCTATTAATGATGAAGAACTGAATACTATTATTAGTGCCCTGACTCTGGGTGGAAATACGGCACTTTATCAAAAACTTAAACTTGTAAAGGAACTTCGGGAACAGAATCTTCCTTACAAAAAAATTCTTCGTGAACAATACGGGATGGTGGCTTGATGGACTTTTTAAAGGATATTGTAAAGGAAATTGGAGGAGAGTATACCAAACTCGCTTCTGATATTGATGAGACTGAGACTTATGTTGACACGGGTTCGTACATTTTTAATGCACTGGTTTCAGGTAGCATATTTGGCGGTGTATCTGGCAATAAGATTACTGCTATTGCTGGAGAGTCTAGTACTGGAAAGACTTTCTTTTCTCTCGCTGTGGTTAAGAATTTTCTTGATACTCACCCCGATGGTTATTGTCTCTACTTTGATACTGAAGCCGCTATTACCAAATCTCTCGTAGAATCTCGTGGAATTGATACTACTCGTCTTGTTGTTGTTAATGTTGTTACAGTGGAGGAGTTTCGTGGTAAAGCGCTCAAAGCGGTAGATCTATACTTAAAAAAACCTGAAGGTGAACGCAAACCCTGCATGTTTGTGTTAGACTCATTGGGAATGCTTTCCACAGAAAAAGAGATCACTGATGCATTGAACGATAAACAAGTTCGGGACATGACCAAATCTCAATTGGTCAAAGGTGCATTCAGAATGATTACTCTGAAACTTGGACAAGCTAATATTCCCATGTTAGTTACGAACCACACTTATGATGTCATCGGTGCTTATGTTCCTACTAAGGAGATGGGAGGTGGTAGTGGTCTTAAGTATGCCGCTTCTACTATCATCTATCTCAGTAAAAAGAAAGAGAAAGATGGAACAGAAGTCGTCGGAAACATTATCAAGGCAAAGACTGCTAAGTCTCGTCTGAGTAAGGAGAACAAGGAAGTTGAAATCCGTCTATTTTATGATGAGCGCGGTCTTGATCGCTATTATGGTCTTCTGGAACTCGGGGAACTCGGCGGACTCTGGAAGAATGTTGCGGGGCGTTATGAGATTGATGGTAAAAAAATTTACGGGAAAGAAATTCTAAAGAATCCCGACCAATACTTTACACCAGAAGTAATGCAGGCTTTAGATGAAATTGCACAGAAAGAGTTTTGTTATGGATGATTTTATCAAGGTCTATGATAATGTCCTTGATGAAAAAATATGTGAAACACTAATCCATCTATTTGATGTAAGTGGATACAAAGAAATTATCAATAACAAAGGAACACCGAACTTTACTCAACTGAATATTAATCAAAAACATCCAGAGAATATTCAAACACTTTCTATTCTTACTAAGAATGTTCTTGACCTTTACAAAAAAGAGTTTTCGGATTACACTAGATGGTATCCGCAGAGACTCTTTTTAGAAGAGTTTCGCATCAAGAAATATCATTCTCGTAGTCACGATAGATTTGATATTCATGTTGATGTTGAAGATCATGCATCTGCAAGAAGGTATCTAGCTTTCTTGTATTATTTGAATGATGATTTTACTGGTGGTGAAACTGAGTTTCCTCATCACAATAAAAAGATTGTTCCAAAAAAAGGATCAGTCATGGTGTTTCCTCCAACTTGGCAGTATCCTCATGCGGGATTGCGAGTCAATAAAGGAATCAAATACATTATGTCCACTTATTGTCACTATTACTAATGGAACGAGTTGAAACTACAATTCTCAGGAGTCTCGCTTTTAATGAAGAATATTCCCGCAAAGTTCTACCTTTTATCAGAACTGAATATTTTACTGACTACACTGAGAAAGTAGTTTTTGAAGAAATTTGTCAGTTTATTTTTAAGTATAATAAACTTCCAACTACTGAAATTCTTGGAGTTGAGATTGAGAATCGTTCTGATCTAAATGAGAATACTTATAAAGAAGTAACTGAATATGTAAGTAATCTAGATACATCAAATCTTGATGTAAAATGGTTGTGTGATACTACTGAGAAGTGGTGTCGTGATAAGGCCATTTACCTTGCATTGATGGAATCTATTTCGATTGTGGATGGTAAGGACTCTAAGAAGACTAAAGATGCAATTCCATCTATTCTTTCCGATGCTCTTGCAGTCAGTTTTGATACCAATGTAGGTCACGATTATCTTCACGATTATGAAGAACGATACGACTTCTACCATCAAACTGAAGAGAAAATTCCTTTCGATTTGGAATTCTTCAACAAGATTACAAAGGGTGGTATTCCTAATAAAACTCTCAATATTGCTCTTGCAGGTACTGGTGTGGGTAAATCACTCTTTATGTGTCATTTTGCCAGTGCTTGTTTATTACAAGGTAAAAATGTCTTGTATATTACAATGGAGATGGCTGAAGAGAGAATTGCGGAAAGGATTGATGCGAATCTCTTGAATGTGAATATTCAGGAGATTATTAATCTTCCTCGTCAGATGTTTGATACCAAAGTATCTAATATTGCAAAGAAAACTCAAGGTACTCTTATAATTAAAGAGTATCCCACTGCATCTGCTCATAGTGGACACTTTAAGTCACTTCTTAACGAACTTGCACTTAAGAAATCATTCAAACCTGATATTATTTTCATTGACTACCTTAATATTTGTGCTTCCTCTCGGTATAAGGGAAATCTTTCTGTCAATTCTTACTCGTATATCAAAGCTATTGCTGAGGAACTTCGCGGTTTGGCAGTGGAGTTCAACTTACCCATTGTATCCGCTACCCAAACTACTCGTAGTGGCTATGGTTCTTCTGATGTTGAACTTACTGATACTAGTGAGTCCTTTGGTCTCCCTGCTACTGCTGATCTTATGTTTGCCCTTATTAGTACAGAAGAGCTTGAAGAGTTGGGACAAATAATGGTGAAACAATTGAAGAATCGTTATAACGATCCTACTATCAACAAACGATTTGTTGTTGGCATTGATCGTGCAAAGATGAGACTCTATGATTGTGAACAGAGTGCTCAAGCGGACATACTTGACTCTGGACAAGATGAGGAGTATACTTATGAAGAAAAGAAAACTGGACCTAAAAAATCATTTGAGGGATTTAAATTCTGATGTTTAGAAAGAAAAATATAATAACTTTTTATACAAATGAAGTTTATAATGGAAATCTAGATCCGATCTATCCAGCGTATAAACAATTTCCAGAATGGTATGGTAAAAGTAAAAAAACTTCCAAGTGCCCTTTTGCGTCATTTTTTGATAATGAACCGGTCTCTACTCCTAAAATAGATCCTCAACAACCAGTAGATATTTCTAAACTATTGAATGAGTTTCATAAATCTGAACAAGAAAAAATAGCTAAAAGTAATAGATTAATTTCTAATCCCAGAGTGTTAATGCGGGATACTACAGTAGTAAACTGTCCTGGTATTACTGACTTTTTAAAAACTGGATATGTAGTTCCTGCATGGACAGACATGGCTTTCAGGAAATATAACAACGAAATTATTTTTAATACCATTGAAAATTTTCCTGATGTTCACCATGGTGTTCATATATCTGATCAATATAAAGGCATGAAAGAATCTGAATTGCCTTTGTCTGGAGGATTTCATAAGGTATCTACTCCTTGGATCATTAAAACATCTCCAGGAATTTCTCTTCTTATTACACACCCATATTGGTCAAGGAATAAAACATTTACTTCTGTTTCTGCAGTAGTTCATTCCGATGAGTCTCCTTTGGTATTAAAATGGTTTTTTGAATTTAATGAAGAACTACCAGATACTCCAGATGTTGTTAATATGGATCAACAAATTATAAAAAGAGGTACACCATTAATATTATTAATACCTTTCAGGAGAGAAAAAATAAATCATAAAATTGAATATTTGTCTGTAGAAAATATGCAAAAACTGTATAGAAATACTACATCTTCAACAGTTTCTTGGATCTCTGATACATGGTATAATAAGGCAAGAAAACAAATTGGTAATCTTTACAAATGAATCAAACTATGACTAAAAATATTGACTTTGCAAAATACACTCATTTCGTAGATGCAGTGACTTCTGAAGCGTCTACAGATTTCCTTGCTCTTTCCAATCGTCTTGTGGAACTGGATGAGAAAGGTGCAAATATTGAACGACTTCTGACTGCAGGCGTTGGCATCAATGCTGAGGGTGGTGAGTTTCTTGAGATCATTAAGAAAATGATTTTCCAAGGCAAACCATTTAATGAAGATAACCGACATCACCTCATCATTGAACTTGGTGATATTATGTGGTATGTTGCACAAGCTTGCATGGCTCTTGGAGTTACTATCGATGAAGTCATTGCAGGAAATGTAACTAAACTTGAAAAGCGTTATCCTGGTGGTTCTTTTGATCCTTATTATTCCGAGAATCGTGTGGAGGGTGATCTGTGAAAACGAAAGTAGTTCTTGAGATGACTTTTGAAGAATCAAGTGAGGTTCTTATGGCTTTGATTGATGCTCAGAAAGGTTATGCCGAAGGTCCTACAGAACCAAAGCGAATCTCCAATATTCGTGAAGTTCTTTTGAATCTTGATGAGGCAATGGAAAATTATATTGCTAACAAATAATTTAAGACCCTTCCATAAATATTTGGAAGGGTTTTTTAATACTTATGGCTGTAGAATATAACAAGGGTAATATTTCTGAAGCAATTCTTGCTGCAGCTGTTGGAGCAAGATTTAAAAAAAGATTTAGTGAGTCCGATTTTAAAGGTGGTAAAAAAGATAAAAAATCGGTTAACATTGGAAGTATGAAAGCTGTTACTGTCGCTGATGTCCAAGAAGTATTATCTCAACTTGTGTCTGGATCGGCCTCTTATCAGGTAAGAGATTTTAATAAAAAAGAAATGAAGTCGGCAGATATTTTTGATAATATTAGTGTGTCTGTTGCTATACCGGCTCCAGATATGAATTTTTTAAGGAGCAGAGGAAATTGGAGTAAAGTTTCAAATATTTTTAATTCGGCAGTTGTAAAAGTAAATCAAGACCCCCAAATTCGTGCAAAAGCTTATGGTTTATCTGTTAATTTAGCTGAAGATATTATTAATATACGCGGAGTAGGAACAGAAAATCAACAAGGTACTAAAGTAGATTTGTTAGTAGAAATTAAACATAAAGGTAAACAGTTAAAGGGAGATACTAAAATTTCCTTGAAATATGATGCACCACAATTTGCCCAGGCTGTAGGATTGGAATTTGAAAACTTTGGAAAAATATTTGATCCATTGGGTCTTAATAATTACACTCAGTTTAATCAAATGTTTCAGGAGGAAGTAATGACTGCTTTTCCTGATATCTTGGGAAAAAGATTTGATTCTAGAGAATCAATTTTGTCTTCAAAAGAAGTAGCTGCCTTAAAAAAAGTTGCTAAAGAAGTATTTGCATCAATAACTGACCAACTTAGAACAAAATTGGATAGTGTTGCATTTAAAGAACAATTAGCTAGATATTGTATAGAAAAAGCCACAAAGAATGAGAGTGGAGTTGAATTGGTAAAGTTTACTACAGGTGGTAATCAGTATACTCAAAAATTTGGACAACAATTTATTGATAATGTCAAAGGTCAAGATTTTGATGTTACTTATGATTCTGGTGGATCAGATCCAAAAATTGTTGTTCATTTAAAAGGAAAGGGAACTGGAAATGCATATAAGTTGATTCAGTTTAGATATAGGACTGATGCTAGTTCATCAGATAAAGCAGGAACAAAGAAGATAGTCATGAGATCTTATGTTGAGTCTGGAGATCTATTATATAAACTCTAAATAAATACTTAAAGGTCAGGAATCCTAACTCTATTAATAATGAAAAATTTCAGTAACTTCCTCATAGAAGCCAGAGAAACCTCTGCATCTGCCGAAGCCAAAAGACTCGGTTTGACTGGAGATGGTCATGGAGGATGGTATGATAAAAATGGTGAGTTTGTTGCAAAGACCGTAGCTGGAAAACTAAAGTTCTTTGGTAGTGATAATACTCCAGGACAAAAAGATTCTCCATCACAACCTCAACCTGCAGCGGCCCAACCACAACCTATTGCACAAGAACCTGCACCTGTTCCACAAGAACCTCAACAGACTCAGGTAGGTCAAACACAACAACAGGTTCCGCCAGAACAACAACCCGCACCAGAACAGGTTCCTGCAGAAATGCCTGTTCCAGAAGCACCTGGAGTTGTTGTAGTATTTGGAAGATTCAATCCTCCTACCATTGGCCACGAAAAACTTCTTAAGAGAGCTGCAAAGGAAGCAGAAAAGAGAGGTTTTGAACTCAGAATTTATCCATCTCGTTCACAAGACGCCAAAAAGAATCCTCTGACTCCACAAATGAAGATTTCTTACATGCGTCAGATGTTCCCAGATTACGCAGATAGTATTATTGATGATAAAGACGCAAAGACAATCTTTAATGTACTGACTGGTGCAAATGAAGAAGGTCATACCAATATGATTATTATGGTTGGTGCCGATAGACTCGGTGAGTTTCAGGGATTAAGTCATAAGTATAATGGTGAACTTTATAACTATGATCAACTTGAAGTGGTTTCTGCAGGCGATAGAGATCCGGATTCTGATGATGTAACTGGAATGTCTGCATCTAAGTTGAGACTTGCAGCTGCGGAAGGAGATTTTGTTAAGTTTGCTAAGGGTGTTCCTGATACTCTTGGTAAGATGGAGAAGAAAGAGTTATTCAATGTTCTCCGCAGATCTATGAACATTAAAGAAGGAACTGAGGTATGGGAAATTGCTCCTAAACTTGATGAGGAAGGTATGCGAGATGCATATCTTGTAGATCATATCTACGAGGTTGGTAATCTCGTTGAAAATATGAATACCGGTCTCAGAGGAGAAGTGATTCGTAGAGGAACTAATTATGTGATTTGTGTGACTGAAGATGGCGTAATGTTTAAATCATGGTTGAAGGATCTTATTGAGAATCCTCATGAGATTGGAACAGATGAGTATAGAGAGTATGTTCAGTCATTAACTCCAGGTCAAGAAGTCAAGAGTTACACTGGAGTTAAGATCGCTTCAATCTACGATAAATTCCGCAAGGGCAAAAAGAATAAATAAAACTAGCAGTATTTCTACAAAATAAATGGCTAGTTGGGAAGAATTTTCGCGTATCGTTGCAGAAGCTAAGGCGGCTAAAAAATTAGATCCTGTCGGTCACGAAGACGACGATGTGGATAATGATGGTGATTCAGATTCCTCAGATAGTTATTTAAAGAAGAGAAGAGCTACTGTAGGTGCTGCGATTGCTGCCGATAAAAAGAAGAAAGTTGAAGAAGCTCTTGATCCAGTAGGTAAGGAAGATAAGGATATTGATAACGATGGGGACCACGATAAGTCCGATAGTTATCTTTTAAATCGTAGAAAAGTCAGAGCTAAAGTCATTCCTCCACAGGAGAGATTGAAGACTGATAGAGATATGTTTAATATTCCTAAGTCTGAACAGGAAGCTGCTCGTGAAAGAACTCTTGCAAAAGCAAAAGCAAAACGCGAAAAGATGAAGGAAGAAGTAGAACAGATTGATGAAATCGCTCCATTGATTGCTGGAGGTCTTGCTCTTGGAGGAGCTCTTGCTGCTGGTGCTGCAATTAAGAGAGCTCAGGATGCAGCAAAGTCTGGTGTCAATGCTGCTAATAAAGGTCAAAATGTAAAACCAGGAATCGGTATTGGTAATGCAGCATATGGAATGCAGAGACATAATAATGCTCTCAGAGATGCTATGAAACAACTTAATCAATCTTATCAACCAGAAGGTGAATTTGTTGAAGAAGATAAAGAGTATCGTCGTGAGATGGCGAAGGCTGCTGCAAGAGAAAGAGCAGAAGAAAGAAGAGAAAAAGGTGGTAAGGCTGCAAAGAGTCCTGGTAGAAAAGGTCCATCTGCTGGTAAAAGTTATGCAGATAAAGAACAACTTTCTATCAAGGGTCATGATGAAGTAACCAAGAAAGCTGGACATACTGTTGGAAACCCATTCCCAGAACATTATATGGTTGATGGTGAATATATTGAAGAAATGCCATATCAAGTGTATGGTTCTCATGATGGAAAAACCGAAAAGAAAATTGGCAAACCAGTAAAGAGTAGAAAGTATGCTCATGATAGAGCTGATGAACTTTCTGATACTCATAAGGAAACTGGTGGAAAGTTTCGTGTTCAGAAAGAAGAGAATGGTCTTGATGAAGGAATGACCATGAAGGATTTCAAACAACAAAGAAGTCGTCAGAAACAAAAGGATAAGAGAGAATCAGAAAAGACTTCACCTCTTCGCAGATCAGGTATTCATGATGATAAGGCATCCCCAGAGAGAGCAGCAAGACATCGTGCAAATGTAGATCCTGACTTTGAGGGTAATGATGAAAGAAATTATCCTGGTGGTAAGTTGAGACCAAATAAAGTTCGTAAAGCAAAGGCAGTTGGAGAACTTACTAACGAAGAACATATTTCTGAAATGTCTGTAAGCAGAGCACAACAGAGATTCTTTGGAGCAGTTCGTGCAGAACAAGAAGGTAAAATGAAGGGCGCTTCTCCAGAGATTAAAGCTGCTGCAAAATCAATGACTGCAAAACAAGTTCATGATTTTGCAGCAACAAAACATGCAGGTCTTCCAGAGAAGAAGGAAGATACTAAAGAGGAACTTTCTTTAGTTGATAAAATTATTCTTGAGTTTTCTCCATTGTCTGAGGGAAAACTAGATGATCTTCTTGCGGATATTCGTGGTGAAGATGACGGTGAAAAAAAGTCTAAAAAATCCGAAGGAGAAAGAAAAGAAGCTGCAAAAAAACAAGTTAAAAGAGGTAAATCTGATCCTTCTGCTTTAACTCGTCGTGCTGCTGTTGCTGGTGCTGCAAGATTAAAAGCTGAAAAAGAGAAAACTAAAAGACAACGCGAAAGACAACAATACGAAACGGAAAGAAGAGCTGAAAAAACTGAAGCAAAAGCAAAAGCAAAAGAAGAATCTGATGCAGCAAAAGCAGCAAAAGCAAAATCAAGAGAAGAATCTGATGCAGCTAAAGATGCAGAAAAGAGAATGAAAGCAAAGAAGAAAGAATTAAAGGCAAAAGAGTCACAAAGAAAGGCGGCCGAAGAAGCAAAGAAAAAACAAAAAGAAGAACATAAATCAGAATTAAAGCAAGATATTAAAAATGCTTGGAGTAAAGGTTTTGAAGTTGCCGCTTCCGAAAAAGATACTGATGTTGCTGGTGCTATGATGAGTAATGCAGCAAAAGTTGGTGGTGGAGTTCTTAAAACTGGAGCTGCTCTTGGTAAGTATGGATTAAAAAGAATAAAAGCAAAAAGACAAGAAAAACAACAAAATCAAAGCGAAGAATTCTCTAATTGGAGAGAAGAGTTTATCTTTGAAGTCGATGATCAATCAGTACAAAATGAAAAACAAAAAGTAATTGATGTTTCTAAAAAGAAAAACAAAATTGAAATCAATCCAAATATGAGTGAGGGTTGTGGTTGCGATGAAAAAGAGAAGGAAGAAACTCCTAAAAAGGATATGAGAGAACTTCCAACTAAAGTCAATCTTCTGAAAACAAAAGCCAGAGCAATGGGGGCAAGAAATCCTATTGTGATGGTTGCTTCTGAAGGTGCTGCATGGACAAAGAAAGAGGGAAAGTCTGAGGCTGGCGGATTAAACGAAAAAGGCCGTAAGTCCTACGAACGCGAGAATCCTGGTTCTGATCTGAAGGCACCTTCTAAGAAAGTTGGTAATCCTCGTCGTGCATCATTCTGTGCAAGAATGTCTGGTATGAAAGCTAAACTAACTAGTAAGAAGACTGCGAACGATCCAGATTCCAGAATCAATAAGTCCCTTAGAGCTTGGAACTGCTAATGAAATCCTTTAAACAATTTTTATCAGAGAGCATCAACATTGCTGGAGATTTCAATGGAAATCTCTATATCAATGGTTCTGAAACTGAATCAGAACCAGTCAAAGAATCTTTTCTTGCTGATGTAGTATGGCAGGGTAAGATCTATCGTATGGAAGTTGAAGGCAAGATGATGAGTAAGAATGAACTTGCAGAACAACTGCAAGATGAATATCCAGGTGCAATCGTTCATAACATTTATCCAAACTCAACCAGTTCAGTAAAAGTTAAAAACGCACAGAGATATCAACCAGAAAGATTGACATGGGGTGAGTGATTCATGGCTCAGTGGAATATACAAACTCAAGATTATTTAAATCAAGAAAGATCTTTATTTGAAGTTTTTGGTGCTGCAACAAGAGATGGTAAAATTGTAGATAAGTATAATCGTTTTCCAGTTACTATAAATTCTGATGCTTTTGGAAGAACAAGAGTATCAAGTCCTCTTACATTATTTGATTCTTCCCACAGATATAGAGATAATGGTCTTTGGACAAGTTTAATTGTAGGAACTGGTTCCACAGTTGGATTTGTAACTGCACAAGGTTTAGTAGATATAACAATTGGTACTGGAAGTACAGATTCGGTTATCAGAGAAACGACGAAAGTATTTTCATATCAACCAGGAAAATCATTAAAAATTTTGAGTACATTTGTAATGAATGCACCAAAAGTAAATCTTCGCCAAAGAGTAGGATACTTTGGTGCTGATAATGGAATTTATTTTGAGGTCGCTGGAATTGGATCTACTTCAGTTAGTTTTGTAGAAAGAAGTTTAGTAACAGGAACTTCTACTGAAACTAGAGTTCCTCAATCTGAATGGAACCAAGATAAGTTAGATGGAACTGGCGAATCTGGAATAACTTTGGATGTATCTAAAGGACAGATTATGTGGGCTGATATTGAATGGTTGGGACTTGGAACAGTCAGAGTTGGTTTTGTAATTGATGGTCAATTCATTCATTGTCATTCATTCCACCACTCAAATAGAATTCAATCAACATACATTACTACTGCATCATTACCTTTAAGATATGAGATTACAAACACTGGAGTGACTACAAGTGCAAGTACACTCAAACAGGTTTGTTCTTCAGTAATGTCTGAGGGTGGTTATGAACTTCGTGGTTTACAACAAGGTGTGGGAACAACAATCACAAGTCCAGTGGTTCTTGGAACTGCAGGAACTTATTATCCAGTAATGTCTTTAAGATTAAAATCAAATAGATTAGATGCGATTGTAATCCTGACTGCTCTATCCATTATGGGTATTACAAATAACGCACATTATAATTGGAGAGTACTTGCTGG